CATGACCTCAGATAATTACAATGTGCTTAGCGGTGCATTAGATGATCATGAGAATACATTGCGGCGGTATCAAGAAACGCTGAGTACGACACTAACTATCCACGATCAGTCACTAACAACACTTGACAAGGCTTTAATGAACGACATCATCTTGTCTGAAGAAGTGGTGCGGCTAAGCGATCAGCTAACCGAACAAGATCAGAAGATCTCTGAGGTTAAAGAACTGGCTACGGCTGTAGTGTTGCCCGAACCTATAGCTGTGTTGCCTGAACCTGTAGTTAAGAACGTACCTATCGCTACGTTACCTGAACCTGTAGTTAAGAACGTACCTATAGCTGTGTTGCCTGAACCTGTAGTTAAGAGAGCGCCTATTAAACACCCTTGCCCACAGCCTGATAGTTCTATTAACTTCGGGAAGTATATAAGCAAGCTGAATTTTAATAAGTCTACTGCGTTTGTGGTGTCCTTTGACGTACAGGATGGGGCGGTTAAGAATGTTTCTTACTCTACCAATGTCTACAGTAAGTTGAACAGGGCGGTCACCAAGTATCTTGACAAGGCTATATCAACAGAGAACAACGTGACTAACTGTAGCATTCCTTTTAAGATAGAGGTTTAATATGACAAGAGGATTTGGAGAAAACTTTTTAAGTATAAACTACAGGCTAGGTGTAGGTATCGACTTGGAGTTCGCCGACAGTAGGGCTGTATGGGTTACTAATAGTGAGACTGAAGAGATCAATGCGGCATCCTTTGAGGGTGTCGTGATCATGCTACCCTTCACAGTAATAACCTTTGGTAAGATATGGACGGAGGACTAGAGAACATGGGTGACGCAACACATGGCGGCAAAGGTGATCGTGCAAGGAGCGTAAACTTAAATAGGTTTAACGATAACTACGATGCGATCTTTAACAAACAACAGACGGAGGTAGTAGATGGAGAAGGTAAAGAAGCTAACAGTGAGTGCCTTACAAAGGGTGACCAACTGGGTGGAGAAAGAAACAATAGTAATGAAGAGCAAGTTTGAATCAAGGTTTATAAAAACAGTAAGGTCGATGGTTGTCCTTGCATGTGTACTCACATTGATAAATGTTATTTTAGTTTTAAAGGGGTAAGCTATGATTGATATAATTCTAGGGGTGTTGGTGCTGATAGCACTGGGGTGCGGCATTAGATTGCTATATGAATCTGAATTAATGATAGATGAACTCAAGAAAGAACGGGAGGATGATCGCAATGTTTGAAGAGATGTTTAGCGCAGACCCATCACCGCAAGCAGTAGCTACATCTAAGGCGGCAAGAGATGTGGCAGACGGCAAGGTTCTTTTAAGCGTAGCCTGTAAGCAGTATGGCGTGAAAGAACAAGCAGTCATACAGTACATCATTGACAAGACTGAGTACGAAACAACGCTTGACATAATCAACGGCAACAAGGACACGGATTCAGTCGGTAACAAATAAAGATTGACAGGCTTGAACAACTGTGGTATACTCCACAATTAATTTTAACCACCAAAGAGGAAAGTAACATGGCTATACTAGAAGGCACAGCGTACTGGGCATCGGTCACTACACCGAACACAACCTTTGAACCCACGTACTCAGTAAACTTAGTTGTAGATGAGGCCACTGCCGCAGATTTTAAGGCTCGTGGATTTAGTATTAAAGAGATGGACGAAGGCCCATCCATTGTGATTAAACGTAAGGTCGATGGCAAGGACGGGACAGTACGATCAGCACCTAGACTTGTTGACCAGTACAAGAAACCTCTTGATGCTAAAGTAGGCAATGGTTCTGTAGTTAAGGTGCAGTACAATGAGTGGGAAACCACTAACAAGTACGGCTCTTTCAAAGGCTTAGACTTTCAAGCTATGCAAGTACTAGACCTTGTTGAAGTTGGTAGCCCTGATGGTGCTGAGTTTGAAGCGGCTGAAAGTGACATGGAGGATGAACTGTAATGGCTATAGTAACAGTAGATGATGTGAACTACGAGTCAGATCTGATCTCAGATGAGGGGCGGGCTGTACTCACTCACCTAATGGAAGCAGATAAAAACCTTAGAGAAGCTACACTGACTGTTGGTTTAATGCAAGCCGCAACAGTTACACTCATAGCTAATCTTAAATCTAACCACCTCACGGATGAGGCATTAGCAACAGAGGAAGTTGAAGCAACTGAGGAGTAAGGCGAATGCCTTTTGTTAAACATAAGCAACCTTGTCCTGCTTGTGGAGGTAGCGACCCAGTATCGGTTAATGATAACGGTACTGGGTGGTGCTTCTCTTGCAATACATACTTACCAAACTACAGCACAGCGGAAGTGCAACAACCTGATACCATAACGGACTTTGAAGTGTATCAAAGGAACAGCAAGATGGAAGAGAATCCATCCGCTTCATTCAATGAGTTAACTGACCGCAAGATAAGCTTAGCTACAGCTAAGAAGTACGGTGTTAAGTCAAGCATGATAGGCGGCAAGATAGATAAGCACTACTACCCTTACTACAATGGACATGAGTTAGCGGGTACTAAGATACGTAAACAGGATAAAGAGTTTGCGTGGACAGGTAGCTCTAAGGAAGTAGGATTGTTTGGAGAGAACCTGTTCAAAGCAGGTGGTAAGTTTATAACATTAACAGAAGGCGAGTGTGATGCGATGGCCGCTTATGAACTTATGGGTAGCAAGTGGCCTGTCGTATCTATAAAATCAGGAGCGCAAGGAGGCGTTCGTGATGTTAAGCAAAGCCTTGAGTACCTTGAGTCATTCGATTCAGTTGTCATTAACTTTGATAATGATAAGCACGGTAAGGAAGCGGCGCAAGCAATTGCAAAGCTACTGACTCCTAAGAAAGCTAAGATCATGACGATGCCTGTGGACTACAAAGATGCTAACGATATGTTACGCCAAGGTAGACACGCCGCATACGTCAGTGCTTTCTGGGACGCTAAAATCTATACACCTTCTGGTGTACTAAATCTATCCGATCAGCTTGAAGCCTATCAAAAGCTAAGAGCAGAGAAGAAAACAGCCATCCCCTATCCTTGGGCGGGGCTTAACAAAAAGCTAGAAGGTCTTAGAGCAGGTGAGTTAGTTACACTCACTGGCGGCACAGGCTTGGGCAAGTCCTCAGTAACCAGAGAGATTGAACACTGGTTGATCAACAACACAGAAGATAACGTGGGTGTCATAGCCCTTGAAGAGAACTGGTCACGTACTGCCGAAGGTATCATGGCAGTGGAGGCTAACGCTAAGCTTCACCTTGATAGTGTTAAGTCTGAGTTCACTGACGAAGAGTTAGATGATTGCTTCAAGAAAGTATTTATGGGTGACAACGATGGTCGTGTCTGGATTCATGCACACCACGGAGTCAACAACCTTGACGACATCTTCAGTAAGCTACGCTACATGATCATAGGTCTGGATTGTAAATGGATTGTAGTTGATCACCTTCACATGCTTGTACTATCTACGCTAGAAAACGATGAGCGTAAAGCTATTGACGGCATCATGCATCGTCTTAGGACTATGGTAGAAGAGACAGGCTGTGGTATGATACTGGTGTCACATCTCCGCAGGGTTGAAGGGAACCGTGGACACGAGAACGGCATCGAGACAGGGCTTAATCACCTCAGAGGTTCACAAAGTATTGCTCAGTTATCAGACTGCGTGATCTCCTTGGAGCGTAACCAACAGTCAGAAGACAACATAGAAGCCTCGACCACTAAGGTCAGGGTACTGAAGTCTAGATACACTGGAGATGTTGGCGTTGCTTCTCACCTACTGTATGATAACAAGACAGGTAGGCTCAGAGAGCTAGATGATTATGATGCGGCGCAATTTGACGGAGAGATCATATGAGTAACTTAGTGTTCGATATAGAAACAGATGGCTTAGATCCTTCTAAGATTCATTGCATCGTGGCTCAAGACGTAGACACTATGGATGTGTTCACGTTTGACAACACTCAGTTGGAGAAAGGTTATGGGCTACTGCGCTCAGCAACTAAACTGATAGGTCACAATGTGATAGGCTATGACATCCCAGTGATAAAGAAGTTAACAGGTATTGATTTGTTTGATAAGAAGATTGTTGATACCTTGGTGCTATCACGGCTCTTCAACCCTACACGCGAAGGCAACCACGGCCTTGAAGGGTGGGGCTATCGCTTAGGTTTTAAGAAGGGTGACTTCGGTCAGCAGGAGGATGCTTGGAGTTCGTACACACCTGAGATGTTAGAGTACTGCAAGAACGATGTACTGCTCAACACTAAAGTCTATGAGTCTCTGAAGCTTGAGAGCCGTGGGTTCACACCACAGTCAGTACAGATAGAACACGCAGTAGCTAAGATCATTGATCAGCAACGCACTAATGGTTTCTTATTAGATGTGCAGAAAGTTATGGGCTTGATGGCTATGTTTGAAACTAAGCTACACGACTTAGAGCAAGAGGTTCAGGAAGAGTTCCGGCCTGTAGTTACTACTCAGATAC